GTAAGCTTGCTGCCGCGAAGCGGAACATGCGCAACCAACAAGCGCATCAGTCTGCTAGAGAACAGAGAGAGCAGGCTAGAAGGGATGCCGCGGCCGACAAGGCTGAGAGATTGAGACGGCAAGTGCCTAAAGAGGACCGCCAGGCGGCAAAGAGGATGAAGAGAGAGGAGAAGTACCGCGACTCCTTTGAGTTTGACGTTGAGGCTGAGCCGCAGATGGGAGGCATTATTGATGCTCTCACTGTGGCTAAGAATGTTGGCACTACTGCTGCAGGGTTCCTCGTGGCTCGTGCAGCAGTGAATGCCCTTGGCGCCATTCGTGACGCCGCTCTGTCCACCAGTGGCCTAGCGCGCACTGCCAGGAGGAGTTCCGTCCTCCTGGGACGTGCCGCCGAGCGCTGGGGGTCTCCCAACGAGGTTTCCCAAGCCTTGGCGGGCCCCGTGGTCAGAGCACTTGAGAGTTTGAAGAGCACGCTGGTGACGAATGTGGGCCAGGCGCTTTGGAGGATCCCGCTTGTGGCCATCGTATGGTGGCTTTGTAACAGATGCGGTCTTGGTAGTACCCCTGCCAAGATCGTGTGTGTGTGCGCCGCAGGCATCATCGGTAATGAGATATGGTCTCACATCAGCGAACACTTTCTGACAGCTGGTGAGAGTGCAGTTCCTCAGTCTGGTGATGGAGTTGGCCAGCTCTCACGTGTTGTGGCTACAGCAATGGCTTTCTGCGTGTTCGGCAAGAACGGTAAGCTTCGTCTTGCTGACGTCATGAAGAACATGGCCTTTTGGCAGAAGTCTTCTGACGGATTGTCTGGCATGCTGACCTGGGTGCTTGAGTCCGTGCAAGGAATTGTGAACTGGATTCGCGCCAAGTTTGGCAAGGAGAGGCTGTCCTTCATCAGTCGGCACAAGGAGCCACTGCGTGCGCTTGAGAGAGAAGTTGACCAGATGGAGAATGACTACAGGACCGGAGAGATGGACAGCAGCAATGACATGGTTGACCGAGTACGCGACGCCATGGTGCGCTGCTCTGGTTTCAGAGAAGTGTATCGTGGCACCACCGTGATGCCTGTGCTTGACCGCATGCTCCAGAGACTTAACTGCATGATGGCCCCCATGTATGGTATCTTGTCTTCGCGCAAGAACTTTCGCGTGGAGCCAGTGTTCGTGCTGCTCAACGGTGAGTCTGGCATAGGCAAGACCGCCTTCACTGCCGCCATGGGAGTGCATGTGATGAAGGCCGCTGGCCTGGTACCTGAAGGCGCTGACTGGGATGCCTGTATACGACAAGTGTACAGTCCTGGCAACTCTCCCTATTGGGAGGGGTATGCTAACCAGAAAGTGCTTGTGCTTGATGATATCTTCCAAGCTGAGCCCACGCCCCAAGACAAGGAGAATGACTACCTGACCATCATCCGCATGGTTGGTTCGTGAGCCATGAGTCTTAACATGGCTACGCTTGAGAGCAAGGGTAGAGTCTACTTTGATTCCCCTGTGGTTCTCGGCACCACTAACCAAACTAACCTGGCACACGCTGCTAAGGTTGTCACCTACCCCGCTGCCGTTGTGAGGAGAGTGCGTCATGGCTATCGCATTGAGCTGAAGCCTGAGTACGCAACAGGAGGACGCTTGATGGCTGAGGACTATGAAGCTGAGTGTCTGAAGTGCAAAGGAGGCACTGGTCTCATCGCCTACCCGTGGTACATGTGGCGTGCGCTGAAGTGGAACTATGAGCATGGTGTCCCATGTGTGGCTGATGACTATATCAGCATGGAAGAGTTGCTGAGTCTTGTTGTTGCTAG